ACGTTTACGTGTATACCGTCCTCCTCTTAATATAATAAATGCTTACTTCATTAACATAAAGTTGTTAGCACCTTGAGTAACTAAACATCTTTCAGAAAGCATGTGGATTTGCATCGCATCTAAAGCAGATGTAGCAGCACCAACAGAACCAGTAACCCAAGTTTTTAATCTTCGATTATCAGTTTGTGAAGCTCTATATCTAACATGCAAGAAAGGTCTCTTCATATTTCTACCCATCATTTGATCGTAAACTGAAGAAACACCAGCAGGTATAATAATACCTCTAGTAGCAGCTGTTGTAGCAGCAGTATTAATACCACCTCTACCATCTTTCTGGTTTAAGTATTTCCAATCAGATTTGTAGAAATCATAAGAACCTCTACGGAATCCAGAGAAACCTAAATTAAGAGCCATATCTTCTGAGTTATCAAATACTCCGTAAGAAGTACCACCAGAACCATAAGAATTCATACATGCTAACATATCATCAACTGCTAATGCAGTAGCTCTATTTACGAATAACATATTTTCTTCAATAGCTCCTTGGTTATCAAACTCAGCTAAGATAGCATCAAATTCAGCTAAATCAGTAGCACAGTTAACACCTGTAACACCTGTAGTGATATTACCTCTATTAGTAACAGCTTCGAATAAACCTTCTGTACCAACACCACTATCAGCGGAAGCACCTAAACTAGTATCAACAACTGTAGAGTTGGAACCTTTAACACTTTCTAACATTGCCATCTCTAAATAGTCAGTAAATCTAGCTCTTGTGTCAGCTTCAGCTTTTAAATACCATAAGTAACCTGATTGACCTTCTTCACTAGTGGTTTCAACCCAACCGATAGCAGCTGAATCAGATCCAGATACTTCGTAGTAATCTTTTAATATAATTGGTTTATTAGTAAAAGATTTAAAACTAGGTTCGTTAGCTGGAGTACGCGAAGTAGCAGTAGCAAAATTACCATCTACATAAGCTACACCTTTTGCATATTCAGAACCAATAACTAATAATGTTGAAACTCCAGTTCCAGTAGCGTGACCAGTTAAATCAGCTTTGTCATAAGGTTCAACTTGTATAACAGCTGTATCAGAATCTACAACTAAACATTGTGTAACAATACCAGCACTTGCAATAAGTACTATATCGTTAGTTCTAACACCGTGATTAGCTAATACAAAACCATCATCGGCATCATTTCCGTCAATATCACTAGTTACAGTAAATGTACCGTTTGTAGAACCAGCTACAATAACCGTACCTTTTACTGCTATATGTAATCTTGATTGTTCAGACCAGACAACTTGATCAGATGTCATAGCCTCTTCAGCTCCTACTTGTGAAAGAAATCCTGAAACTGTTCTGTTTCCAAAAACTTCAGCTTCTTTCTCCATAAGATCTGGTAAATATTGTTGCGCCCAACCTTGCGTTGCAGTGGACGTAAAATCTATGTAATTTGAAGATAATGTTTGCTTTTGTGGAGCAACAGTACTATTCAAATCACCTCCTGCTGTAATTGCCATTTTTATTTGTTTTTAAATTTATAATTTACTTTTTGTTTGTTTTAAACTTAAAATTAGAAGAAACATCATCACTTAACACTTTAAACTTCATACCACTTGTTTTTACTTCACCATGACTTTGTCTTGGATTCATATCAACATTTTTGGCTTTAGCAACGCTATCTTTCATAGCATCAGCTTTACCTTGATCATAAAAATGTTTTGCAATAGCATCAGCATTCATAGCTGTATATAAAGATTTATGATAACCCGCAGCATCTTCCATTAAATTATTTTTATTCAAAAACTTTTTGATAAAATTATTAATATCACTTTGAGCTTCTTTTACTTCGTTAGCATCTTTAACGTTAAACCTATATTTTTTATCGCCAACATTGTATTCAAAACCTTTGAATTTGTTGTTGAAAACTTGATCAGTTTTCTTTAAAAAATTAGATTTACTAGCCTCTGCTATTTTTTGATTTTCTTCAGATTCTTTGTTATATCTATTAAAGAAATCAACAGCTTTTTGTTGTTCTTGAGTCAACTTTGACCCAGCTTTAATTTCTTCATAGTATTTGGACTTTTGCCCGTCCAGATGGGCTTTAGCGCTGGCAACTTGCTCTTTTAGCGCTAATTTTTTTCTTCGTATATCTCTTTCTTCATCCTCGTCTTCATCATAAGAGAATTGATCTTCCATAAGGAAGTTTATTTCTTCTTCATTTAGATGTTTTTTAGTTTGCCTGTAGTATTCTCTTAGCAAAGAATTATCATCTAACTTATTATAATCTTGATTAATTTTTACATAATCTTCTAAAGTACCACCAGTTTCTTCCATAAAGTCCATTAACTTTTGAACATTTTCAGGAAGTGGTTTTCCAGTTTCTAAGTTTTCTTTAATAGCTTCTTCAGCTTCTTCAGCTATCTCTTCTACTTTTTCTTCAACTTCTTCTTCAGTAATCTCTTCTAATACTGGAGTTTCTTGTGTTTCTGTTTCCGATTGTACTTCTTCTTGTTCTTGTGGGGAGTCGGTGTTTTCAGACTCTGCAACCACTCCGCTGTCGTCAGCGTTATCTTCTTTAGTTTCATTTTCTTCTTCTTTTGGTTTTATTGGTTTATCTAAGTTTACTTTTACAATACCATCAGAATCGTTGCTAAACTTTTTTATTGATGATTTTTTCTTTATTTTTAATTTTTCAACTTTATCATCTACTTTTGTTTCTTGCGTAGTTTCTTCAACTACATTTTCTTTGTTTTCTTCCATAATATAATATAATAATAATTAATAAATTTATCTAGGATCAAACGCACCTAAATCAAATCCGCCTCCTAGTATATCATTACCTGCGGACTCAAAGTTTTTAGGTGGTTTTCCACTCTTTCTTTGTTCAATCATTTCAGATTGTTGAGTTGCTTGAATTTTTGTTCTTTCATCTTTCCTATCTTCTTTTTCAGCTTCTCTACTTTTAACACCTTCAACCTCCATACTTTTTAATTGCATGTTCATTTGGAATTCTAAGTGCATTAATTCTTTTTTATGCTCAACTTCTTGCATCATTTTTTGAGAATCAATTTGAGCTTTCATTTCTTCTAATTGAGCTTCACCTTGAACTTTAGCTTGATTTTTTTGCATTTCAGCATTAGCAGCAGCTTCAGCTGTTTGTATATTAGATTCTGTTTGCTGTTGCATATTTTGTTGTTGTAACTGTTGATCTCTAGCAAATTTCTTTTTTCTACGAACTTTTAAAAGTTGATTGGCTAGTTTAATATTATTTATTTCTCTAAGATCAATAGCATCTTCCATTTCAATATTCTGTTGTTGTAACGCCATTTGAATATTGTTTTCAAGCATCATTTTTTCTTCTTCATCTGGTAACAACTCTATAAATATACCAAAATCATATAAATGTAAACTTTTCATCTCTTCTAATGTTGCAACGTTGTGAGAACCTATAGCTTGAATAAAAGCATCTCTTGTCGGAGAATATTCTATAATATCAGATATTCTAAGAGATAAACATTCAGCGGTTTCCGATGTTAAAAATAATCCAGCTTGTAGTATATGTCTTGTTGCTGTATTACTATTTGCTGCAGCCATTTTCTGAACACCAACTAAAGCATTTTTATCAGGTGTTGCGGCATCTCTTGCTTCGTTTAATCCTGTTACATCTCTTATCATTTGTAGGTAATAATTATAATTACCTATAAGTGCTTGCATTTTATTACCACCAGATCCTGATGTTATTTCTTGAATAGGTACTTTACCCGGGTTCATATCACCATCTTGAGTAAATGATCTACCAATTACCGAACCAGTTTGGAAGAACATATTTAAAGCTTCTTGTGGATTATAGTTGGTTCCATTACCTAAATCTATTTCAGCAAGTCCATCTGCGTCTAAGTAAACTCCATCTGGTACCATTCTTGATAACACTTGTTGTAGTTTTAAATGTGTTAATTGAATCATATCAGCAAAACCTGTTATTCTACTTACTAAAGATTCTATTTTACCCTCATACATTCTAGGTGCTACAATAGAATAATTCATTTTAACTTTAGTAAAATCACTTTTAGGACGCATCATGTTTTTAGACATTTCCCATTTAAGTAATTTATTTGTACCTAAAATTAAAGCGCCTTCGTATATAGTTTCTATAGATCTTAGTAATTTAGAATAACCACCTTCCATGTCTTCTGGTGGATTAAACTGATCATCTTTAGGTATAATCTTATCAGCACCAGTACCAGTTTCTTTCATTTTATAAACTTCATTCATGTAAGTTTTATAATTAAAATAAAGAATATCTACCTTATTATTATCTTCATCTATATTTCGATTATATTTACTATGTGTATTACTACTATTTTTTATAATTTCTTCTAAATCTTCATGCTCTAAATGTGGAAACTGTTTTACAAGTTCATTAATAGGTATAGATTTTATTTCACCAACATAATATATATCATCAAAATAAGGAGATTCAGTATAAGAATATACTAAATCAGCTGGATCAACATAGTCAATAGTAACACCTTCAGATGTATTAAATGATGTTTTAACAGCACCTATACCACAAACAGCAAGATCATAATAAAATCTTTTCTTTATTAACTCGTATTTATTACCTTCAAATAAAACTTTTAAAGCTTGTTCTTCTGCTAACTCTACAGTTTGTTTATAACTTAGAGCCATATGTAAGTCTAGTTCTTCTTGAGAATCTGGTAACGTTTCTTTTTCGTTTTCATAAAGATTTATATTAAAATTACTTAATGCAAATTCGTTAAAATCTTTAGTAGCCATATCTTTCATTATAGACTCCATATACTCAGTTCTTTTGCTAACACCAAATGGATCTTGAGAATAAGCTTTTATATCATACATTCTTTCAGCTATACCATTAACAACTATATCTACAAACTTAGGTATAATTGGAACTGGTTTCCAGTCTAAATTTAAATAGGACAAATCACCGTTTATAGATAACTCATCCTTATATTTTTG